CCAAGTAGTAGGAGTAGACACCGGATCAACAACCTGGAGAACATTAGACGGAACAGGAAACTCCATCAAACTATCAGCGAGAAAATTACGATCACGATAATACTCCCAATATACAAGACCATACGCGCCAAACGGCATAAAGTCAACAGCAGTATTCTGATCAGTAAGACCTGCCCACGTAGCACGTGAAGCAAGATCAAGCCAAATGGGGCAACCCATATGATCCATCACAGAACCTTTACCAAGAAACTCCAACAGATCAGGATCAGTCTCACCATCCTGACATATTTGAGCAATCGAAAGATAAGGAGGAATAGGAGCTTCAGCGGGATCAACACCAACACCAAGACGACCGCCAGTAATAAACGTCTCCCATTCGGCCCAGATAAGTCGGCAGGGAATGAAGAAAAAGTGAACAAAAAGAGTCAGTTGGGCATAGACTGGCGCAAGCAACGGAGCGAGACGAACAAGAATCTCAGAAGAGCCATTGAACGTATCAGACGGAACACACTCTTCACATAGGATAGGCGTTAACTTACCAGGCCTCATAGTTATAGGCTTTTCATGTGAGAGATCAAACTTAGAACGACCAGGTTTTACGAGTTTAACAGTCGTATTACCTGCATACCGGGTACTCATATAGTTATACTGTTTTTAGATGAAGCGCGAATTGATTGAGCCAACCGCAGCTGCTGCTCACGCTTATAGGCACGCAGCTGCGGGTAGGATAGTCGCATTTGATGAGGAGCGCGACTCCATTTCAACTCCCGATCGAACCAATCCTTAGAAGCCTTAACGGCGATCCGAACCTGATCGATCTTAGAGAAGATCTTCTGCTTATAGTAACGGGGTAGATGGCGTTTCTCGCCATCTACCATAGTATAGTTCTTCCGATCACAACGATGCCAATCAAGCATCTCTTGAGTCATATACGCAGCCCCTAACCCGGGTTTTCGGGACATGAGCGAGAAGGGACGAACGCGATGATGAGACATAAGAGGCGCTTTAGCATTGACGAGGTAGCCAAGACAGTACATAATAGAAGCCTGCGTAACAGTACCCACATGTACGTGCCCAAGAAGACCAGAACCATTTTTGTCTTCATCACACCACGAGTCAGCAATAACGGAATCGGGCACATCACCAAATACAATAACGTGATAATGAGGGCGATAAGTAGTACTGCCGTACTCGCCAACAGCATAATAACGGAACGTATAACCGCGACGGCGGATTCTCTTACACCAAAGCTGGAGATCCCTCTTACATAATTGCGATTGGCCATGTGCCCAACGTAGCTTATGATTCGCGTAGGTAAGAGTAACAAACTTCTTAACAAGGTGGAGCCGGGCCTCATAATGTAAGCGAGTAGCCCAATCGTGGCGCTTATTAGCACCGCATTGCGGACAACGTCCGCAGGGAACATAGATATCATGTTTGTGAAGATATAATGGTTTTAAACACTCCATAACGACAATTGACCAGGAGCTGGCGGATCAGGAATATACATATCAAACAGCCAATACGCCACAACCTTACGACGATTAGCGCAACCGTGGTGAGCCCACAGAACAGGATAACGTTGACGACACATGCGGACAGCCTCAGTGAACTTCTTCATAGTGGTAGACCCTTTTCACGCATATCACGAATAAAGTCGATAATAGTACGCCAGCGCTGCTTCGACACATCAGACACTGACTGCTCATGCTGCTGAACAGCATACACCAAAAGCACCTGGAGAACGGCATCAGCCGCAAGCTTAATCAATAACTTCTTCATAGACGACCCCCTCCCCTTTGCATGTGGTACGTACGAAGGGAAGACCCTCTCCCCTTTTTGTGGAATTTTTTACCGTGGCCACGGCCACGACCTCTACCTTTTCTCATAAAGCTTTCATTAAGATAAGTTGGATAAACTGCATAATATGCTGAGGCGTAATATCGCCATCAGTCATGAATTTTTTCTGTACCTCCAGAATAGCATTCTGAAACTCTTTCGATTTCATTATTTGCGCCTTAATCTGGGAATCCTGAGTACCGAGGTTAAACCTCTGCTCAAGCAATTTGGTCTCCTGATAAACCTTAGCAATCGCAGCCGGACCCATACCAGCTGCCTGGGTATTAGCAATCTTCTGACCACGAACCTGCTCAGCTTTAAGTTGAGCGGAAGCAACGAGATTATCAATCATAGCCTTGAAGCCTGCATCATCGAGGGCCGGATTCTTAGCGAGAACCTGAGCCTGTAAACGAGCAACGGATGTCTGAGCGACCTTCTGCATCGTAGAGGCATTCTGAGCCTGGACCTGTGAGTTGGCCAACCTAGTCTGATTGAACGTAGCAATAGTATCCTGTGCATTCGTTCGAGCTTGAAAGTCGGCCGGCTTGATATCCGGGTAAGAGAGCGCCTGAGACTGATTCCCAGGTGAACCCTGGCCATAGATAAGATTCGGGTTAAGGCCTGCTTCCTGGAAGCGAGCCATTTGATTGACGGGCTTGTTATACTCATTCTGTTGAGTAAGATACTTCTCATTAGCATTAGCCTGAAACTGCGCCAATTCCTTGTTGGACGCAATCTGACGCTCGGTATTTTTCTTTTGCGACTGATTCGAGAGAATCGTGCCAACAATAGCGACTATACCGGCAATGATAGCACCCCACATTAGTCTGCAGAGTGTTTTAGCTTTTGAGACTGCTCAAAGTTCAACTGACGGCCACGCATGAAAATGGCCATATACCGCAATAGATCCGGGTCTGAATAGATCGCATGCAGACAAGAGAGCGCGACGGAGAGATCCTTTTTCAGATACTCTTCAACCTTTTGAACTGTAATTTCGGCACCTGGTGCCTCAATCACTTTTTCTGAATTTTGTTCCATAGAACAAATATAAAGTGACGGTGTCACTTAGCAAAGTAAATCAAGTAGATTACTTTGCAGACGGGGCAAGCCCCGGGAGCCCCCACCGGCGTGGTAAACGAGAGGCTCGCAAGCTCGCTGGGCGTCGCTACGCTCCTAGGCGCTCGCCGGCTCGCGAGACGGTATACACCACGCCTCTTGGGGCTCCCAGGTGCTCACGGGTTCGCACCTGGGAGCCCCTGATAGTAGATAGAGATAAAAAAAGACACCAGAATAGGTGTCTTATAATAAGTGTATAGTTAACACATAAAGAAATAAGGAAGGCCCGGCTTTAAGAGGCCGGGCCAAATTTAGCCCTACGGGCTTTACGCCGGCGGAGCCTGCCCCTGACCGGTGCTACCTGTCACGACCCCTGAAGGGGTGGGCACCGGAGCGGGACTCTCCACCGGCTTGGACTGCCGAGCTTTGAGATCCTTAACACGAGATCGAACATCCCTGATCATATCATCCTGGACAGTAAAGTCCTGACGACCAACTTTCTCAAGATCACCAATAGCCTGGGCCTCGCCCAGCTCAGAACCATACACACCTTCCTGACCAACTGGGAGAGACTCCTTACGGATAAAGCGATCAATAATCTGCTGTAGAGTCATAGCCTGATTAGGAACGGTAACAATAGGCTCTTTAGAGAGGTCTTGACCTTGTCTAGGCCTCAATGGATACATACGCAACATCATACAAAACCGAGAGTATTAGGAGTACCAAAATAGGGGAGGGGGCGAGTAACGTAGAGGTGATTATTAACATAGCACCAAAACTTATCAACATCGCTGTCCTGGACAGCGAACATACGATCTACTGTAGTAGGATCGAAGCGAACAAAGCCATCACCAAGAGAAGGAGAGGCGGAAAAGTCACGAGCTGACGTCCAGAATAACAACGTGTCATGAAAGTCACCGGCGACAGTAGACTTCGCCTGCTTCCATTCCGCATAACGAGACTGATAGCCAAACAGCGGACGCATACCGTCCGCATTAACAGCCATATTAGCAGGAGAGGCATAAAGTTCAGCCTTATCCACTTGCTGCTCGCCAAGCTTGGCGAAAGTGGGCCAAATCCAATCAAGGAAAGTACGACGAAAGAACTTACGAGGAAGACCCTGATGATACAACGGTGTAGCCATTATAGAAGCAATGCCAATAATATAACCGTGTTCAGTACAAAAGTAACTAAATCGATTAGTGTTACCATAGGTAATTCCATGACCTGCCAAATTTGCGAGCGGTACAACAGCCTCTCCGTCGTTCGAATAAGCAGTCGAAACAATTTCGGATATTTTGATAGGCATTCTACCACCACCGATATACTCAGGACGTTGTAATCTCGAATCCTGGGGACGAACACCAAAATGAGCCTGAATAGATTCATTATAACGAGAGCCAGCAATAGCATTTCGCTCCAACCAAACCTGGAGAGCATAAGCGGACCTGAAGTCATTAATACCAATAGTTGAGTTTTCAAAGTTAATTTCATCAATATTCTCAATACGACCCTGGGCACCAGCTCCAGCCGCATTGGCCTTGTTAACAATAAGATCACCGTTATTCAAAACAGTACCTACCAACGAATTAGCATCCGCAGGACTTCCGTCCTGCTCAAGAACACGGGAAACCTGAAGATAATCAACGGTACCAGTACCAGCCATAGGAATAAGCACCTCAGTACCACGCTGTGTAAAGGGCAACGCAGCTGTAAAATAATCCTGCTCATAAGCACGAGAATGAAGCGTAAGACAACGCCAAGTAGTAGGAGTAGACACCGGATCAACAACCTGGAGAACATTAGACGGAACAGGAAACTCCATCAAACTATCAGCGAGAAAATTACGATCACGATAATACTCCCAATATACAAGACCA